AGTAGCAGAGTTCCACGAAAAAGAAGCTACAGGATAAATAATATCTGTAACAACAATTGGCTGATCAAAGGTTTGTTGAGCAGTAAATGTCTGCGCTACATCTGTCTTAACTGTATTTGCATCATACCCTTGAACAGTAGAACCAATATCAGTAGGTTCTAAATAACCTACAGTAGCGTGATCGCCCCATCCGTAAGCAGTATCCCAGTTAGAAATATCAGTGTTTGTTATACCATAAAAATCTTGACTTACTACTTCATCAATAGCCGTTTGTACATTTGTCGCAGCTAAACCTGACGTGTTGTTGTCATACGATACCAAAGAAGCACCGGAAGGTGATCCAGCTAAAGCATCGGCTACAGCACTGACATCTGCAATATCTGTAGCAACAGTATTTACATCAGCAATATCAGCAGCAACAATATTGACATTAGCAATATCAGCAGCCACAAGCCCAATGTCCGTTGCATCAGCAGCTACAGCAGTAACGTCCGAGCTTATTCCAGCAACGGTTGTTACGTTTGCGCTAATACCAGCAACTGTGTTTACATTAGCAATGTTGGTTGCTACTGTACCAATGTCAATAGCGTCCCCTGCAACAGCAGTAACATCTGTGCTGATTCCTGCAACCGTAGTAACATTACTAGAAATACCAGCAACCGTATTAACATTAGCAATATTAGTTGCTACTATGCCAATATCGGTACCATCGGCAGCTACGGTAATTACATCTGAGCTAATGCCAGCTACCGTAGTTACACCCGTGCTTATTCCAGCAACGGTTGTTACGTCAGACGAAATACCAGCAACAATACCGATATCAGTACCGTCAGCAGCGACTGTAGAAACATCAGAATCAATTGCTGCTACTGCGTTTACGTTGGTAATGTTTGCTGCAACTGTACTAATGTTTGTACTATCGGCTGCAACAAACGTTACGTCGGAATCAATTGCTGCAACCGCAGAAACGTCAATACTAATACCAGCAACCGTTGTAACATCTGTGCTAATTCCGGCAACAGTATTAACATTAGTAATATTACTAGAAACTGTGCCAATGTCAGCAGCATCAGCGGCAACAGCAGTAACATCAGAATCAATGCCAGCAACGGCGGTAACGTCTAAGTCAATTGCGGCAACTTTATTTACATTGGTAATGTTTGTAGCTACTGTAGTGATGTTAGCATCATTATTAGCTACTGTAGTTACGTTAGTGTCAATATCTGCAACTTTACTAACGTCGGTGTCTATTGCAGCAACTTTATTAATGTTTGCTTCATTGAGAGCAACATCAATAATTTCTTGTTCAATCCCCGCAACTGTGGTAATTTCAGAAACAATTGCATTAACAGGGGCAGCGTTATTTTCAGATACTAAAGCAGCAGCCGCACTGTTAGCAGCATTTTGTTCTGAAGTTAAAGCACTGCTTGCACTGGAGGCAGCAGCGGATTCAGAGTTAGCTGCATTGTTCTCAGAAATTAAAGCATCATCACGTGCTTGTTTGGCTTCTGAAGTAAGCTCAGCAACCCTATTAATTGATACGTCTGTTGTAGCGTCACCTGCGCCACCGTCACCACGAAATATAGCCAATGGTTATCTCCACATAACAATTAATAGAATAACTAAAAAGAAGGTAAAACCCCCTCTTGCGAGGGGGCTACCGCATTGTTCTTAAGAGCCGGAACCGACCGCAGGAACAATATTAGGAACAGCAAAAACAATTGCTGACTCTGGACGCAGAACCTTAATACCGTACAAGGTATCAGAGGTGAACAGAGTAGCAAGGTATTCTTGCTTGTACTGGGTTTGAGCACGTACACCAACCTGCTCTGCCAGAACCATTGCATCTTTGTGACCGAGGATAGCACCACGGGTATCAACAGTAGAAGCAGAGTTGTTAGCAGCAGTTTCGATTAGAGGTACGTTGGTGGAAACGTAGATGTCGATACCGTACAGAGTACCAATCTTACCATTCTGAACACCACGACCGTCTACGAAGTCAGAAGACTGGTAGCGATCAATACCCATAATAGCGTTACGCAGTACAGGAGGGATAACGAAGAAACGACCGTCCATCGGTACGTCAGCATCGTCAAGCAACTGAATAGCAGCACGGAAGCCTTCGTCGTCAAAACCATCAGCTTCAGTTACAGTGTCTTCAGCGTACTGAGCCAAACCAGTTACGGCATCGTTGTACCATGCACCAGTGTGCGCCCAAGAAGTGCCGTTACCGTTACCCAAGGATTTACCGAGGTTAAACAGATCGTTGTCTACTTGACGAGCAAGAGCATAGCCAGCGTCATCGGTGTAGAACTTACGCAATGAAGCCAGAGCTTGCACTTCAGTAATGTCTTCGATAAGACGGCTGTACTCGTAGTGCTGGTCAACCGGAACAACAACTTCAGTTTCGGTAGCAGCAATCAGAGTAACTTGGTTTTCAGACAGTTTTTTGGTAGCGTCGCCACGGGTTGGTTTCGGGATGTGAATGGTATCACCCTTCTTACCGCGCATAGGCATTTTGTTAACAAGATTTGCCAATACAAGATTTTTCTTGTAAGCAGCAATGATTTCATCACTCCAGAGTTCTGGAATAAAAGTAGCCGCAGTAGTATTTGTTACTGAGCCTGTAGGGGAAAATTCACCAGCCATTGTAGTATACCTTTAAGTTTTAGTTTAACGGACCCTACGTTCGGCATAGGCTAGCGTGATTTCGTCAGCTAGCTCAAGATACCGATCAGGGTTGTTTTGCATCAAGTCAATAATATCAGCACGTCGGTAGATTTTCTTTGAAGGAGCTTCACCTGATCCATGAGCACTCCCTGTAGAAGCGGCTTTACGTTGACGTTTTCTATCTTCCTGTTCCATGTGGTTAGCATGAGCTACAGCACCTTTGCGTTCCTTCCAAGTACTCAGAAGTTCATCAGCAGCGTCGTAGTCATACTGTCCGTCAGCACGGCGATAGAGTTCCTGTCTAACGGTAGAAGCCATGACCCATTCTGCAAACTTATCGTCCTGTAGTATTTCTTGGTAGTCAGGATAATTAGTATTCAGTTTAGCCATGATCTCCTGTTGCCGCATTGACTGTTTAAGTTGCTCTGCCTCTTTAATCTTGGGATGATTGGCAATAGCAAAGTCTACAGCTTTTTCAGGGTCTTCAAAGAAGTCTACTTTAGGTACTTCTTGTTGTGGGCTTTTGCTAGTTTCTTCGAGCTTGGCTTTTACAAAGTCGTCTACAATTTTACGTAGCTCACCAACTTCAGAACTTTGTTTACCGAGGAGCTTTTCAGCTTCTTGGTGCATCCGTACAACATCTTCTATGGATTTGTCACGGTACTTATCAGGCAGTTCAGGTTGTTCTTGAGCTTGTTCTTGTACTGGTTGTTCCTCTTGTTCAGGGGAATCAGTACTGTCAACATTTGAAAATTCTACTTCTTCGTCAAGCGTCTCTTCAGGGAGAATTCTAGCCATATTATTAACTCCGTACCTTAAAGGTATTGTGGATTAGTCTTTCGATTTAGAGGCTTTCTCATGTTGCCTAGCCCACTTAATTGTAGCACCGGGGAAGTCCCCAGACACTACGTCAAGTTTTGTCGCTACAGGAGAAATTATCCTCTTCGCAATTAAATCACATTGACTGCATTTGACTTCACGAATATCGGATTGGACAAAGCGTTCTTCAATGTGGGCGTTGGGACATTTAAAATCAAACAGTCTCAGAGGCATCGTAAACATCCTGCTCTTGAACGCTGTCGTAAGACGATTTAATTGTGTTTTCCCAGTTTTGTAACCTGTACAAGAGGTCTAGTTGTCCTTGGATAAACCGCAGATTAGCCTCGTCCTTTATATTCAATATCTGAAAGTTGTCAATGTTTTGATTAACGTCTTGCAGAAATTGCTTCCAGCCATCGGTTACAAACAAGCTGAAATAAGTTTCATAGTACTTTTGTACTTCAGGTGTCATAGTGTTCTCCTTACAGGCACTATTAGTTATACAGTGTATATACTAGCACAAATTATACAATTTGTCAAGTACTTTTTTTAGGTCTTCCTTTAACAGGAGTTGCAGGCATATCGCTGTACTCCCTTACAACTTCATTTTCTTTAGCCTCAAGAGCGGAGATTCTTTTGTCAAGGTTCAGTAGTACACGGTTTACCTCGGAAAGAACTTTATCTATTTCTTGCTTTGTAATCATTGTTTACCTCGCATTTGTGCATTAACCATTTGTTCTTTACTCATAATTTCACGTTCTTTCAACATCAGTTCAGCAACTTTAGCACGACGTTGGAATTCAATGTCATCTTCCAATCCCGGCTTCATGTTTTTAGACAATGCTGCAATACGCTTTGTTTCCTCTTCCACAGGCAAAAGCTCAGTTTCTACATAGTTCTGTTGGGTACGGCTAACTATCTCAGCAGTTTGTGCTTGAATGTACTCAAGCGTTGCTTGTTCTTTAGCCATAGCCAATTGCATTTGTTGTTGCTGAAGCTCTTGCATTTGAGGATCAGGTTGATTTGCTTCTTGAATCTTAGCAATAATCTCTTCACGATTAGAAAGATTCATGTTTTCAACAATGGACTCAATCAACAACGGATACATTGGTGAATCAGGTGACATTGTTTGCAGAAGCTGTACAAGCTGCGTAACTTCGTACTCACGGGCAATGATACCCAAAGAGCTTGTAGTTACAAACTTATAGTCCTGAACAGGATACAACTCAGGAACAAACTGCATGTAACGGTGTGCAGCTTTCTCAACAAACGGAATTAAGAATGATTCTTGAAAGTTAATCAGGGTACGCTTGTGACGCTTGATGATGGCGCCCAAGGACATGGAAATGCCAGCAGCGGTAGCGTCACCGTTGATGGAGCCGGGAATACCAGCAGCGTCAATAGCACCTGTGGCAGTCTGCACCATCTGCTGAAGCTGTTGTGCCTGAGCAAAGGTAACTTGATCCAACTGACCGAATTTAAACGGCTGGAGAATCTCTGCGGGGTTTCCGTTGGTCAGGAAGGTCTTACCCGGTCTAATCTCCAAAGACGCCCCACGTGGCATCCTAGAGGCATCTATAGCCATCATTGGGTGTACCGTCAGAGCCAAGGCGTCAATACGAGCACGAAGCTCAGTATCAAGAGCTTTCTGAGAGTTGTAGCCTTTCTCACAGATACCACGACCCCAGAAGCGAGAAGGTACTACGTCCCAAGGGAAGGCAACAATAGGACGATCCTGCATCATGTACGGGTTAGCTTCTACTTTGAGGAGCGTATCTCCGTTTCCAACTACCACTATCGCTTCGACATAAGTATCCGCATCTTCTTCAACTTCTTCTTGGTCAATCTCTTGCTCTTCATCACGTACCGCCATGTTGAACAGATCACGAGGAACCAAACCGTAGTACTTGGTCAACCGTACACGGTCATCATCAAAGTACGTCATAATTTGATCCGGCTCAAGGTCAGGATCAGCAGTGATGGTGTGCAAGTCAACGTCACGATAAATACCGTTGTCCATAGACTGCTTAACTTGGTGATACGGTACGTACTCGTCTACGGCTACGCCCAAAGCAGTTTCAACGCTGGTGGCGATAGGATCAATCAGGAAGTTCTGAGGCATGACGGGGTTGATCTTAACAACAAACCGCGTACGCTCATTAACACCAATTGCTGTCATCTCACCACCCATTACAGGTTGTGACGCAGGAACAATCTCTTTGGCTTCCTCAAGGACAATCTCACCAATACCAGTACCAAACACAGCAGCGTTAAGGATACATTCCGCTACGGCTTTACGTACTTTGGTAAACTCAAAGTCTTCAGTAAGCTGACTACGCAGGAAAGCAATGTCATTACGTTCTTGATCTTGAAAGTCATCACGAATGTCAAAGAATTTACCACGACCGAAAGTAGCTTCCTCAACTTCAGCAACGGCTGACTCTACTGCTTGTTGCAGGGCAGGGTTAACAAGTCTTGAACGCTCTGAGTTACGCAGGCGATCCTGAGCAGACCACTGACCACGCCATAGACGATAGTACTCGTCAAACTGCTCTGAGTAAGTTGTTTCATAGTGATGACGCCATTGGTCACACTTGTGCATTACCCAGTCTTCAAGAGTAGCTTGAGAGCTGAAGCCGTCGTCTTTATCGTATTCGTTCATAGATTAATACCCTGCTAGAATGTCCAAAACTTCGTAGTCATCAACTTCAAAGTTATAATTGTATGTTACTTTTGCTAATTGGTCAATGTACGCTAAAGAATCAATTAAGTCATCATGCACCAATGGATTAGGAAATTGAAACAACTGGTCAAGGAACTCGGTATTCCAATCACCTTTGTTAAGTGTAATCAT